AAACCCAATTGGTCAAGCTTCAAACGTTCAGGGCCTTGGCGATATTTCGACCGGGGCGGATTCCTGGCTTGATGCGCATCTTGCGGCCCAGCCGACGAGGGGGATCTAATGGCCGACCTAATTGAGATACCACTTTCTTCGGATTTTCCTTCGCAGAAATTTACGGTGACGATTTTGGAGAAGGTTTACACCATGCAGGTGCGTTGGAACGACCGCTTTGCAAGATGGATTTGGGACATCATGGACGAGAATGAAAACAACATCGTCATGGGAATCCCGCTGCACATCAATTCGGATATTGTTGGGCGATTTCGAGACCAGCGATTGCCGCGTGGCCAATTCATTTTTTATGATACCTCTGAAAAAGTTGTGGAGGCTGGGCGCGATGACTTGGGCGACCGATGCAAGCTCTTATTTAGGCCGTTTGATTAATAAATTATGGCAAAGCTTTATCTCAGGAAGGCCATTGTTAACATTGGTTCCCTTTCCGGTTTTTCCGGCAAGACCATCGATCAATTGCGCGTGCAATTTGAGGTCGAAAAGACCAATGAGAGCAATCCAAACACCGCGAACATCAAAATTTTCAACCTGAGCGAGGCCACACGATCAAGCCTTGAAGCCCCAGACACGAAGGTTTCTCTTGAGGTAGGGTATGAGGAAATTTCAAAAGTGGTTTTTAATGGCGATGTAACCAAGGCCGTCCATGATCGCGAGGGCGATGTTGATATTGTAACGACCCTTGAATGCGGCGACGGGGACAACAGCTTTCGGAATTCCAGGGTATCCCGCGGGTTCCCACCTGGCGTTTCGACGACTCAGATCGTCGAAGAGCTGATCAAGTCAACCGGACTTGCCCGCGGGCCGGTTCTTGGGGTGCCGCCGACAACCTACCCTTACGGCTTTTCCATGTTCGGGATGAGTCGTAAATACTTGGACGACATTTGCGAAAAAAATGACCTGGAATGGTCGATCCAAAACGAGAAAATTCAAATACTTCCGAAATTTCTAGGCCGTCCTGGCGGGCCAATTGTTGTCAGCGTGGATACTGGCTTGGTTGGGAAGCCAAACAAAACCGACAAAGGTGTGGAATTCAAAATGCTGATCAACCCGGAAGTCGAGCCGGGGCGATATGTAGAATTACAGAGCAATTTCGTCAGCGGGACTTTTAAAGTCAGGCGGGTAAAAATGAACGGCGACAACCAAGGCGGGGATTTCCTGTCCGAGGTGGAGGCAACACTCTAATGGGATTCAGTTTTGGCTCATTCAAAAAAGAAGAAAAGCAGCCGCAAAGCGCGGCCACTCCTACGCTTGCTCAGATCATAAAAGACGCAATGGGAAGCGGCATGGCCGAAATGAATGTGGGGATGCCTGCCGAGGTCGTCAAGTATGACCACACCAAACAGACCGTCGACGTGAAGCCCCATTTTAAGAAGAAATACAAGGACGGCAAAAAAGAAGAGCCGCCCGTAATTTATAACGTGCCGCTTCAAATCTTCCGATCTGGCAAATCCTTTATCACCGTCCCAATCGATAAAGGCGATATCGTTTGGCTTTCTTTCGCCAACCGCAGCATGGAAAAATGGAAGGGCAAGGGCGAGGTTCATGACCCAGAAGATACCCGGATGTTTTCGATGTCGGATTGTGTGGCCTATCCTGGGGGGTATCCGCAAAACAAGGCGGCCCCGGTCGCGAATAACAAAGACCTGATCATTGGGCACATGGGAGAAGGCAACAAGCTCGAGATCCGAATCAAGAAAAACGGCAAAATTCAGATTTTCAATCAAGGCGAAGAGCTGATCAATGTGATCAACGATTTCATCACCACGGTGCGTCAAGCGGTGGTCTATACATCGACCGGCGCGCAGAAGCTAAGGCACCTCAATTTTTCGCCTGTCCAAAAGCGTTTGAAAACCTTTCTCTCGAAGGAGTGACGTGATAGGATTCTTTCAAAGGGGGACGCATGGCGCTTAACGCGGGCACGATGTCTTCGATCATGCAATCAAACCTACTCGCCCAAGTCGGCGTCTTCTACGATGACATTGCTGACGACCATACCCTTTCTGGATTCACATACGCGGATTATTTAGCTCGGTTCTGCAATGCTGTTTCTCAGGCAATTGTAACGCATATTGTAGGGGCCGCGCGCGCGCAGGGGTTGGATTTCCCCGGCATGAACACGCACGATTTAAATATAGTATGAGCAGTTGGAAACTAGATAGCGACGGCGATCTTTTGGTCGTCAATAATAAACTCTCCCTGACAATCGGGCGGGACGCTATTCGCCAACATATCCAGACATCGCTGCGTTTGTTTTTGGGGGAATGGTTTCTTGATACGACGCTGGGCGTTCCTTATTACCAAGAAATTTTCGTAAAACAGCAGACCCAAGAAACAGTCGCGTCCATTATGAAGAGGGCGATTTCTCGGGTCCCTGGCTTTATCTCGTTTCTGACTTTCAATTTCGATTACAATCGGGACACGCGAGAATTTTTTGTTTCTTTCAGCGTGGAAACCGTCGAGGGCATCATTGATTTCGAGGAGTTCCTGGAGGTGTTTTCATGACTTTCGGGTTAACAGACCAGGGCTTTGTTCCAAAGCGGCTTCAGGACGTTAAAGCCGAAATTGAAGACGCCGCGCGCACAGTTTTTGGCCCGGCGATCAACCTTTTGCCTACCGAACTCATGGGCGAATTTATCGGCATCGTTTCGCTTAAGGCTTCCGAAGGATGGGAGGCTGGAGAATCGATTTATAATTCTTTTTACCCGGCAACGGCCAAAGGAACGAGCCTAGACAACGTCGTTTCAATAACGGGGATCGAACGCCTAGGCGCTACGAAATCGACGGCTGTAGCGGTCGCCACGGGAACGGAAACAACTCTTATTGCTGCTGGATCGGTTGTTTCTGTGGATGGCAATCCTGATGCGCGCTTCGTTACGACGGAAGATTTTACCATTGGTCCCGGCACAGATGAAGTTCAGCAAATTGATTTTTCTGCCGTTCCAACCTCCGGCACGTTTACTTTGATTTTTGACGGCGATGAGACTGTCACCATAGCGTGGGACGATACGGCTGGCGATGTCCAGACCGCCCTAAACAACTTGTCGACTCTCTCCTCCGTTACCGTTGCTGGCGATTTCACTGCGGGATTCGCGGTGACTTTCGCCGGCACGGATGGCCAAAAACAACAGCCGCTTATTTCATTAGGGGATAATTCCCTTGTAAACGGGGTTGATCCCGTTGAAGTTACTTTCTCCGAAACAACTCTTGGCGTTCTTCCGAACGTTGAGGTTACGCTTGAAGGAGAAACCGCTGGTTCGGTTCAGGCCCCTTCTGGATCCCTGACCGTAATTGAGACAGTCACGCCTGGCTGGGATTCGATTGTGAACGCCGAAGATGCGGTCGTTGGCAAAGATATTGAAACCGACGCAGCCTTAAGGCTTCGCCGCGATTTGACCCTTTCAGCGCCAGCCACGGGAACGGTTGATGCTATTCGGGCTAAAATTTTGGAAATTGAAGAGGTTGACGACGCCGCGGTCTATCACAATCCAACCCAAACCACAGACGCGGAAGGCCGTCCGCCGCACTCCATCGACATCATAGTTTTGAATGGGGACGACACGGTTATTGCAGAGGCGATTTGGTCCGTAGCCCCGGCTGGGATTGAGCTTCTTGGCAACACGTCTGTTCCTATTCTTGACTCGCAAAGCATGGTCCAAAACATCAAATTTTCCAGGCCAAACGAGGTCAATATTTGGATCGAGCTGGACCTGACAACGGACAACAATTTCCCCAGCGATGGCGCTACGGTATTGCGGGATTATATCGTTTCTTATTGTAACGATAAATTTAAGATCGGCGACGACGTAATCGTTTTTGGAACCGACTCCATTGCCTCCGCAATTGCAGACAGCGACGTTGCTGGGATTATCCGTTACGAAATCAGAATAGGATCCAGCGCATCGCCAACGCTTGACGATAACATCATCATTGCATTTGATGAGATTGGGGACTTTGATACGTCTCGGGTAACTGTGACGGAATTATAAAATGGCGGACTATACCTACATAGGAAATCACGTCGAGCTTGCCAAAGAGAAGCTTGCGGGAGAATTCAGAAAGCCTAAAATTGAAGGCTTTCTTGGTGCTTTGATAACGCCTTGGCAAGGGCTTGAGGACGCGCATCTTCAGCTTGCCGATTTGCGTTGGGTCGATACTGCGATGGGCGTTCAGCTTGATCTTTTTGGCAGCATTGTCGGAGAATCTCGCAAAGGAAAGACTGATGAGCAGTATCGCCGATTTATCCGTGCCCGCATTCTAATTAACACATCCAAAGGGCTGCCTGAGAATTTGATCAAGCTTTTTAACCTGATCGCTGAAACCTCTGGCGCGATTTACATGACGTATCGCCCGGCTGAAATTACTATCTTTGGAAACAGCAATATCGAGAATCTGATTATCACTGCTGATGAAATTCTTTTTCTTTGCCGCGAGATCATTCCGGCTGGGGTTACCCTTGACCACATAGGTTACTATCCTGGGAATGATGGATTCCGCACGAGCGATTATTGGAAGGGAGCGGATCCAGACTTCGGCAAAGGCTTTGACGATTATTTCAATCCGGGAATTGGCGGCAAGCTGGCGCACATCTCGGCATTCTGAGGGGATTAGATGACGACGAAACCCACAACTTATCCCGAATGGTGTACGAATCCGGACAACAATCCGAATCCTGATATCGTTGTGCCCAGCGGGCCGAAGATTCAAGAGGGGTGGAATCCGGAAGAATTTCCACCTTCGCAATTTCTGAATTGGCAGCAGAATCTTAACGGCGAATGGATAAAATATTTTGACGAGTTTACCCGCACGGAAAAAGGGATCCAGGTTCGCAGCAATCACCCGATCCAGTTCACAAATGCTGGCAACTTGGTCTTTACCGCAGACATCGAGTTTATTTTCCGCGATGGCGCGACGACTCGTAAAAACATAATTCAGTCTTCGGCCTCTCCTATTGCCATTGCCGATGGTTCGGTTTTAGTCTTTCGCCCATCTTTAGCCGCGGCTTCTGTCAACTTGGTTGCAGGAACCTATGCGACCTTGGCGGCTGGCGAATATGACATTGTCACAGAGGCCTCTCTTACGAATGCGAACTCCTCAGACGAGGTTGTTCTTTTCCGACGCCGGGACGTTTCTGCCGGGAATGATGCTTACGGTGCTGGATTCGTTTGCTTGGAAATTGTCCCAACGGGGCAGCAAGTCATTGGAGACGCCAACACGGGCGCGCGATTCTATTTGGGCGGAGCTAAAATTCTTGATTCCGTTCGCGTCCTGGATGGCGACAACCTGACCGTCTTTAAGGACAACGGCTCCACGGCAACGTTCTTTGTCAATGGCACATCCGGCTTGGTTGGAATCGGAACCGCCTCTCCGGCATCGCCTAATAGCCGCAGTATTTTCTTGGACATTAATGCCAATTTCGTAAGCACAACAGCGTTGCCTGGCATGGTCCTTACTGCTGGATCTGATCGGACCACAGGGAATAAATGGGAAATGTATTTGGGCGGATTCTCGGGAACTGAAGCCAATTTCATTTTATCCAGCGGAACGCGCACCATTCTTTCGGCAAGAGATGGGTTTTTGATTGGGGCGTTTACTACGTCTCCAGTGTCTCCGAATTCTCGCGCTGTTGTCTTTGACGTGAGCGCGGCTGCGGTTAGCGCGGGGGGCCTGCCTGGCATAGCCATGCACGGCGGATCCGGGTTTACGACCGGCGGCGCGTGGGAAATGGCCTTGGGAGGATTTTCTGGTACTGAGGCTTCTTGGTTCTTGAGCGCAGGTACAACGAACATTCTTTTTTCCAGACAAAGCCGCGTCTTCAGTTTTTACGGAAGCAATCCGTCCTCGCCCACGAGCCGCTCGGTAGCTGTCGAAGTCGACGCTTCCGCGGTCGGCGCGGGAGCTTTGGCTGGATTCTCTCTTAAGGGCGGGACAAATTTCACCACGGCGCGCACTTGGGAATTTGGGCAGGGCGGATTTTCTGGAACCGAAACGGCTTTATTCATTTCTGCTGACACTACATCCGTCATGGGCATGCGGGCCAATGGCAACATTGGAATTATCCGCAATGCCATCTTTGCCTTGGATGGCGTGGCATTGACTGCCCCTTTGGATTATATTTTATCCGACGTCTCTGACAGCGTTAAGATTTTCACCAGCGGCTCGAGTCGATTGCACGTCAACAGCACTCGTGTCGCATTCACGAATCATGTTTATTTGAGTTCTGGAAATCGTCTTTATTATGACGGCGGATCAAACACTTTCTCGAGTTACAACTCTGGAATTCAAACCTTAAGTTGGACGATTAACGGGAACCAGTGTTTCGGTGTTAATAACAACATCTCTACATCGCCATTTGCCAATGTGCTTTCTCCTGGCGGGATTGACGTTCGTCTTTATGCTTCCGACACGGCAACAGCAGGAAGAGTGGGAACTTTTTCAGCACACAATTTTAATGTTGTTGCAGGAAGCACGACCCTGCTTGTTTTCGAGGGAACAGTGGGGGCTGGCGGAGAGCGTCGCATCGTTGTGCAATCCGGGGCCGATCTGATAGTTGAGGCGGATAACATCCCGAATGAAAATGGGCACGTCACAGCGAAGAGCCTAATGAAGGCTGGCATCTCCATCAACAACAACGGGAACGGGATAAATTCCGCGACGGCTTACGATTCATACAACATGGCTTCGCTCGCCGGGCCGGATGCTGGCGATCTCTACTTATTGACCTTTGACCGCGATTTTGCGGACGTGAATTATATGATGGCTGCCTCTGCGAGATTTATCAACAATGCCGCAGCTTCAAACGAAGTAATGGTCGGATGGAATACGAAATCGACAGGGAGCATTACTGTCGAATGCTCTGACGACACCGGAAATCAAAATCCGATTTTTGATATCGACTGTATTTTCTTCGGTGTCCTCGTCTAATAAAAAGGAGCGAGAGTGGCGGCTTACATTAAAAAGATCAGGTTTTTTAGAAAATCAGATGGGATCATTTTCGTAGATCGGCCAATTTTTTACTTGCCTGATGGGAAATCAATTGAGGATTATAGTGACGACGATTTTCAAAAGCATGCTGAAGAATGCAAAATTCCAGAGCAATACAAAAAATTTGAATTGATTTCTATTCTCGGCGAAGACAAATGCCCGCCGTTTAAAGACACGTGGCAATTATATTTAGATGGCGGGGAATTGAAGCATGATGAGGAATGGGCGCGCCAGATCATGCCGCCAGTTACGGTAAAGCGCAAACGAATTGGCCGAATCCGAACGCTCCGCGATGACGCTTTGACGGCCGAAGATTTTAACACGGTCATCAAATACAATGCCGAGCTCGATGCCATTAAAGAAAAAGACGATCACGAAACTTACGTTCAGAGTTTGGCAGATTTAATCGCGTATTCTGAAATTGATAAAGCCGCAGCGCAAAACACATTAGAAATTATCACTGCCACAATGGGCGATTTGGAAGCGTTTTTGGTGGACCGAGAATACCCTAAAATTTATTTGAAGGAGTAAAAATGTACTCACTTAGTGCGACGCAAACCGTTTTGATTGAATCTCCGCCCGAAGGGGAAGAGGGTGAAATTCAGTACCACGATATATGGATGAATTGGCAAAACAAAACGGATCTCACGGACAAAATTGCGCAATTGCAATCCATTGTTTCGGATCTCACTGCCAAGCTCGACGCAGCCAACGTCATCATTGACGCGGCTTTGGCGTTGGGCTGGCAGGCCCCGGAGTAATCCATGAAAAACAACAAGATCATTACAGCCTCGATGTTCATCTTATTGATGGCAGGCATTTCGGTTGGAGCTAAAGCTTTTGCCGCTGACGCTCTGGCGCCGACACGAAATACGGAGGCAACGCCGATTGCTGGTGAGACTGACAATAACGTCATCATTCCGTTGAAGGTTACAGACAACGGCGTTCTTATGGTAGACGCGCAGGTTACCGCGAGCGCCATCGTTACACCTGCTCCGCCTCCTTCGAGTTATGCCAGCCTTGCTTCGGACAATGCCTCTTCTGTCAAGGGTTCGTCTGGCGTTGTGATTTCGGCTTCGGCTTTGAACTTTACTGGTAGCAGCATTTATCTCTTGTTGCACAACAAGGCCACTTCCCCGGTTGCGGCTGATGTTCCTGCTCTGGCTTTTGTGGTTGGGGCGAACCAGCAATCCATAATTGGCACAGACTTTTTTACCACATCCGGCGTTTCTTTCGGGACTGGCATCGGTTATTGTTTGTCCGACAATGCTCTTTCATGCGATCCAATAGGCGCGTCTGACGCTGCGGTATTCATCAATTACGAGTGAGGTATTTTATGTCGGCCAATCTTGGATCCGGCGGCGGCGGGCAAATGGTGACGGATTCGCTCCATGATGGGACGCTCGTTGCCTCGCTTGACAGAAAAGTTTTGACTCTTCGATATGTCGCCCGCGGATCTGTTGATGTCCAAATTCATGGAATCGGGCAGGATGGCGTTGAGGTCGACATGGTGACTCCGATTTTCAATTATGACGGTGTTAAAACCGTTACTTTGGATGAGGCTTTCAATGAGGGAGAGAATGTTTCCGTTCATTACTTAACAAACTAGGGGGGTACTATGAAAAACTGGAACAAAGCGCTGGGAGGATTCGTCCTCTTGGCCTTACTCATGTCGCCTGTCGCGGCCTCGGCCAGACAGACGGTCACGAGTGATGACCTTCGTGATAACGAAGTCAAAACCGCCGATATTCTAGATAACGGCATCATGACCGTGGACCTTCAGGATGGTTCGGTTACCGGACTAAAGATCCAGGACAACACGATCACTGATAACGACATCCAGGGTGGTATCGTGAATACTGCTGGCAACGCCTTGACCAAGACAGGTTCCACGATTGATTTCAACAGCACCGATGGTTCGCTGTTGGTCAATCCGGACAATGCGACGGTCAACCGCGATGCGGCTGGTGCCATCGTGATCGGTAATGGCTTGAAGGTTAACGTTGACGGAACCAACGTCGAGATTTCCTCGAACGCTGTCCGCCTAACGACTGCCGCGGCTGGTGCCGGCTTGACTGGCGGCGGAGCGGACAACTTGGCGGTTGGTGCCGGAAGCGGGATCACGGTCAACGCCGATGACGTGGCCGTTAATTCCTCGACGGTTCTCTTCAAAGCCGACGCGGTCTACAATGAAACACCGAACGAAGCTCCTGACGGAGTGACCACGGCGTTTACGGTTGATTTTACGCCAGCCGTTGGAAAATACTGGGTCGATATCAATGGGCTGACCCAACGCCTGACGACGGATTATTCCGTCTCGGGATCGACTTTCACTTTCACTGAAGCCCCCGCATCTATTGACGATATCCGCATCCATTATCTGAAGTAAGCGCGAAAGGGGGGAGGGCTTCGGCCCTCCCCGCCCTTTATGAAAAAACTGTTATTTGCCCTTTGTCTTGCGCTCGCAGTTTTGCCGATCTCGTTCGCGCACGCCCGAATTCATATTAAAAGTGGGGACATAGCCGACAATTCGGTTGGGGATAATGACCTGGCCAATGGATCGGTTAATGCGCTTAAGATTTCAGACAATGCGATTACTGAGCCGAAATTCAACGCGACCGATTCGCCCGCCGATGAAGAGTGCCTCACCTACGAAACGACGGGTTCGGTCTTTGAATGGCAAGCTTGTGCCGCGACTTTGGACGACGCCTACAATAATGCGCCGAGTGGCAATAAGGTTATCGTCGCCGATGACGGCACGGTAACGATTCAAGCCTCCGGCACGAGCGCGGGCCTGGCCATTACGCGATCCGACAACAATTCCGATTATGCCCGTTTTGGCCTATTCACCGTGCAAGGCGACAACGACACGGGCGTCGGGACGACAAATCCTACGTCCGTCTCAGGACGAACTCTTGCCATGATGATTTCCGCAGACGCTCGCGGCAACGGTGCTTTACCCGGGTTGAACTTAAAGAGTGGTAACGGCTTCACCACGGGCAACACTTGGGAGATGGCGCTCGGCGGGTTCTCTGCCACTGAGGCGTCATGGTTTTTATCAGGGGGAGGAACAACTGTTTTTCTGGCCCGCTCCAATGGCAATTTGTCGGTAGGAAATAATACGCGGCTCTTTTTCGATGATGTCACCCAGGCGACCGGAAACGATTACATTACTGATGCGACATCAGACAACGTCAGCATTGTCGTGGGTGGGACGACGGCGTTTTCCGTAGTGCCGACGGGCATCAAGATTAGCAACAACGAAGTAATGTCGACCTATGACGAGGGGACTTGCTCGGGCACCGTCACGCTTGTTGGCGGCGCTGGAAACACGGTGCCTCAATACTCTTCTGTTGATTGCCATTATACCAAAGTTGGACGCGAGGTCACCGAGGTCGTCAATTTGCTCGGAGACGGCGGGAATGAAGGTGCGGGAACTGGACAGGTCAATATTGGGATTCCTTTCGCTGGAGCGACCATTACCAACGGCCAATGTCAGACGGTCGCCGTTGTGCAAAATGGGGCGGCATTTTACAATACTCAAGTTTGCGTCGATTCTGGAGGAACGACGGCACGCCTCTATAAGCACGACTCAATCACAACTTATTCAAACGTGACGGGTAACGATCAAAACAGCACGTCGCGGTCCACTCAATACGTAATCAAATATTTCGCTGGGAGTTAGAATGTTCTCTTTGATTTCAAAACTCGCGCATAAAAAAATGTCTCTCCTCTTTTGGATGGACCTTCTCCTAACCATTCTTTTTTTCTGTGGCGTTCTTTTTTGGCGGACAGCGTTTGCCGATAAAACGGTTAGAAACACCGGCAATGCGACAGTTTCAATTCGACAATTTTCCGACGGGGCTCAATTGGATATTGCGCCCGATGAAGAGGTGACGACGGACAACGATACCGCCGATTATCTTTTGCAGATGGTTGTGATTCCGAACTTAGCTCATAGCGACAACACATCGATTACGTTTGAGGAAATTTGATCGATAGAAAATGGTTTGGCAGCGAATATCCGGGCTCCTGTGCGGGCTCTTTGTCTTGGGTTCCTTGTTGGTGCAAGAGCTCGGATATGCGCGGCCAAAAGGCAGCATTGAAAAGAGGCAACATGAAAAACTTGTCTTGGCAGTTCTGGTTTCAGCTTATAGCCGGGCTTTTTGTGGCATTTACGCTTTACCACCAGGTCGATAAAGATCTTGGCATAACCAAAGAACGCGTCTCGTCAATGCGAAAGGCCACCAAAAAAGACTTTGATATCGTTCACGAAGAAATGGCCGGGCTCAAAAAAACAATCGAGTCCGTTGACGGCAAAATGGATTCTCTATTGCAAGGGCACGCCAGCAAGTGGATAATGGGGGACGAATATGGCGCATTGGGCAATCACGGCGGTACAGATGAACCTTCAGGAAACTAGACTTTTGGCGAAATTGTATCCGCCTTTTGCGCAAAAAATTCGCGAGCTTTTGACTGCGGCTCGCAACGCGAAGTTGGACGTCATTTTGCACAGCACGTTTCGATCTGTTTCCGAGCAACAAGCGATTTTTAATAAACGGGATGGCTCAAGCATGGCCCGCGGCGGTTTTTCTTGGCACAATTATGGACTAGCTGCCGACGTGGTTTTTAACGACGGCAATGGCGGTCCTTCTTGGGGCGCAAAAAATCCTTGGCAACAGCTTGGCGAAATTGGCGAATCATTAGGCCTTGAATGGGGAGGCCGTTGGAAACGCATCAAAGATTTAGGACATTTTCAATTCACTTACGGGCTGACCATCAAGGAGGCTTCGCGCGCGTTGTCTGCGGGCGGGCTCCCGAAAGTCTGGTCGTTGGTGATCCAAAAAGAGGCGGAATATGGAAAACGAGAAACTGGCGCAATGCGTGGAACTGGTGACGAGCGGAACGGCGATAGTGTGGTGGAAACTGTTGCCCATCGTCGTCGGCGCCGTCGGTAGCACCATCCTGTCTTTTACTCAAAAGAGCTGGCCCGGTTTGGCCACGACAATTGGCAAAGGCATTGCGGATTTCTTCCGGGGCCTCAAGTCGTGAAGTGGCTGCTCCAGTTCGGTGGCATTACCGCTGCGGTGCTGGGCTGCGTGATCTGGTTCCTGCGTTGGCGTAATGGCCGACTCAAAAACAAGAACGGGACGCTCGTTCTTGAAAATGAGGCGCTTCGGAACGTTCTCGCCCAAGATAAAAAAACCGAAAAAAGGATGCACGATGCGGAACTTTCCCGTCAGAAAACTTTGCCGATTAATGGCGTTGTCGACCCTTCTGACCCTTGGGGCGAGCTGCGCGCACGCGACGAAAAACGTTAAATTCTTTTATGGGCAATCGCTGCCCCCGCGGCCATATTTAGTTCCGGAAATTTTGGATGGCTCCCCTATCGCTTGCGAAAAATGCCCCAAGGTTAATGACCAGCCGACCTTTCTTATTACCGGCCGGGACCATGTAGCAACCAAGCGCAAGATCATGGAGCTCGATGATTATATCGATACCCTTTTGATGATTATGCAAAGCTACGGCATTATCGATTAAATGCCTTTGGGCGTTTCGGACGCCCATTGCCCCAACCCATCCCATTTAAACGCAACCTGAGCCAGCCTTGGCCGCCCAATTCCTTTTTACAGGGCTTTACAACAGCCCCTTCCGCTTGCGGGCCGCGCGGGCCGCGATACAAAAAGAAAATTTAAATTTCCCAATTATTAAATAATGCAATGATTACAAGTATATATTAATAATAAATATCTTGAGGGAAATTTAAATTTCCCGTACAATTTATATATGGACAGCAGAGAAACAAAAAAGGCGGCCAAAATGGAAGGCGAAAACACCAAGAAGCTAACCTTGATTATTTATTATCGGGACAAAGGGGGAGCGGAAGACTTTCAAGGTTCGGATGCTATTGTTTGGGCCCGACTGCGGGCCAATGCGCTTTTCCAAACGGGCGGAAGCGTCACCGTTATTTTCGATACAAAAGTCATTGCTCAAGAAATTGAGGATGAAATAACGCTTTGGACCGCCATTGCCTTCGCGGCTTTGGGCGAAGAAATGGAGGAAATATGAAACTGTTCCACGTGAAACCAGAGCCAATGCCGAAAGGTGCGATCGTTATTAAAATCAAAGGCTTGGAAGATTTTATAAAGGCGCAAGCCGGAAAGTGAGTGGTTTATGAAAAACGAACAAAAAAACTTGGGCGCGGATTTCCCGGAGCGGACCATTGCCCAATTCATTATTGCTTCGGAGCGGGTTTTGCCCCTCTTGCGCGAGCTCGCGGGCGAAACAGTAAACGGCAAGCCCACGCGCCGCGCGGCGCACGCGATCCGGGCTATGGACCTTTTGGAGAAGGCCTTTTTAATGGCCACCGTAAAGCCCGAGGAGGTCGATGGCCAGCCTGTCGATGTTGAGAGATTTACCCGTTCCACGCTATAATGGGGGGTTACGTGTCTGGTTTTGAATGTTTGGATTGCAAGGCGGTCTTTGGTGACCGCGAAAAATGTCCGCATTGCGGTTCACTAAATATAATTTGGGGCGACCATGATCCGGACTACGAAAGGGGAGACAACGATGAAAACGGCAACGAAAATGATAATGATGGCGATTCTAATTCTGGTAACGACAACGGGGTGTAAGGCAGAACTCGGGGGCAGCGATGATAGCGATTCGTCGATTCTGGATACCCTCTACCAGATGGAAGGATACCAATATTATGAGCATGAAAATATGTGCAACGAATTCCCAACGCTTTGCGAAAGCTCGAATGATATCTTGACCCAATTCAATGACCCAGACGCTGGCGTTGATGCTTACGGCCAAGAATCCGAAATTGATACTGACGGGAATGCTAATACCCTTAACGCCATTGGCGTTGATACCGACCATGATGGAATTTTCGATTTCGTGGTTGCGGATATGGACGCGGATGGCGTTTTTGAATCGGTGCTGGTTCGCGAGGATTCGGCGCTATTGGGCGGCAGCGATTCTACCGCGCAATCCGACGGGGTTGGCTTTGGCGATGAAGTATGGTGCGGAACCAACACAATCCAAGACATCGATGGCGATGGCGTCATTACGGCCGAGGAAACGCAGCGCCTCATGGATGGCAAAATTGGTGTTGATACCTGCAATGATCCTGACTTCTTTTGCACGTATTACACGGGACATGATTCGCGTTGTGACGCTGGCGCGAATGACATTTGTATTATCGACCCAGAAACCGGCACATGTGATCATGCCGATTCATCTTGGGACGATTGATTTTAAATCAACCGGGAAATTTTAATTTCCTTTCTCTTTCGTTTCCGTTAGGACTTCCCCATGAGATTCAACGGGACAAAACTGATGAAGCTTCGCGTAAAGGCCGGGTTCAAAACCCGGCCTGACTTCGCGGACGCGATGAAGGACCGCGGCGCGGGGCGGCACGTTTCCAAGGCCCATATTCGGGCCTGGGAAGTGTTGGATGCCATGCCCAGCGCGGATTCCATCGTAATTATAGCGGACATCCTTGGAATTGAACCCAAGGACCTGCTAGTCCCGACGCACCGCTTGGCACATCCGGCGGCTGAAGCGGCAAGATAAATTCTGCCGGGGAAACGAAAGGGCAAATCATGAATGAGGTAATCGAAACAACGCCGCTAGTTGCGGCCGAATTGGACCGCGCGCAGATCGATGTGCAAATAGCGACGGCGCACAAGTTCCCAAGATCAGTAAAGAAGTTCCAGGACAGCGCGCTCTCACTAGCGACGATCAACATTGAAACGGCTGCAAGCTGCTTTTACAAGTTGCCGCGGTTTGACAAGAAAACCGGCGAGACGAAAAACATCGAAGGGCCGAGCGTAAGGCTCGCCGAAATAGCGGCGTCCTGCTGGGGCAATATGCGTGTCCAGGCCCGCATAATTGGAGACGATGGTAAATTCGTCGTGGCCCAAGGTGTCGCGCACGACTTGGAGAACAACCTAGCCTCCTCCGTTGAGGTGCGCCGCAAAATAACCGACAAGAAGGGCAACCGTTTCAGCGACGACATGGTCGGGGTGACGGCAAACGCCGCTTGTTCCATTGCGCTACGCAACGCCATTTTCAAAGTTGTTCCCAAGGCTCTTGTGGACGTCGTGTATCAACAGGCCAAGAAGACGGCGGTTGGCAATGCCGCGACGCTTTCCGAGCGCCGCGAGCGTGCGCTAGCGTTTTTCAACGACAAGTTGGGAATTTCTCGCGAACGAGTTTTGAAAGCTTTGGGCAAAACTGGGGTCCAGGATATCAATCTCCAAGATGTCGAAACAATGCTGGGTTGGCATAGTGCCATACAAGACGGGGACGCTGAGATTGATACCATCTTTCCGGAAGTTAAAGACTTTGCCCCCAAGCCCACCGACGCTCCGGCCCCTGCGCAGACGCAGGAATCCGTGGCTCCAAGCCCGGCTCAGAGCGAGGAAACCGTGGCGCCGGACATTTTCGATGAGGCCCCCTATCCCCCAAAAAACCAAAAAGAACCCGATCCATTCCCGCCGCTTCCTCAGACAAAGCCTGCGGAAGACCCAGAAAGAAAAATAAATAAGGCCGAACAAACAGTCTTGAGTAACGTAATTAAGAGCTGTAAGCCAGGCGCGCTTTCGGCGGTTCGGGAGCATTTGTTAAAAGCCTACGAATATAAAACCTCTGGCGAAATTCGTTTGAAACACTTTTCGGAAATCATCAAATGGATTGAAGACCGTGAGGAGCGCATTGCGAAAGGCCAAGCGGCTTGAAAATAGATTTCCCCCCGGAAAAGATGCGCCGTTTAACTTTCGACGAGGCGGCGCATGCTTATCACATTGATGGCCAGCCCGTTCCAAGCGTTACGCAAGCGCTAGATCGGGCTGGCCTCATCAACAAGGAATGGTACACGCCGGAGTCGCGCGCGCGCGGCAAGGCCGTTCATTTAGCGACCCAGCTTGAAGACGAGGGCCGGCTGGATTGGCTTTCTCTTCACCCTGAAGTTGAGCCCAGGGTTTACGCTTGGAACAAATTTAAAAGCGATACTGGCTTTCAAATTATTCATTGCGAAAGAATTGTATGCTCCTTCATCCATAATTGCGCGGGCGGGTTCGACCGTTTGGGAGTTTTCCCTAACCGATCAGGTGCCGCGCTAATCGATATCAAGTCCGGAAAGGTCGAAGATTGGGCGGGAAAACAGACCGCCGGTTATGCCATCATGATTCATGAATTAACTGGCATCATGCCAAAGCGCTACGGGCTTGAATTGAAAGCCGATGCCACTTATCGCCTAAGACCATTCCACGAATACAGCGACCTTTTGGGATTCCTGGACGCGTTAAAAAAAGCTCGATCCAATTAAAATCTGGTTGCTTTTTTCCGTGAATCGGGAAAAATAAATTTCCCGAATCCCTTACAACCGAAAGGAAATTTATGGACACCAATTTGATGCCCGACACGTCACTTATTGAAAGCGACGCGCGGGTGGTTATCGCTTCCGCAGATACCAAAATTTTAAGCCCGCAAGATTACGAACGCGTTGGCGCCGTCGCGCTTGGCATAAAGAAGCTCATCAAGGAAGTTGTTTCGACGTTTCGCGATCCAAAGGCCAAGGCCGACGCCGCGCACGCGGCTATTTGCCAAGCTGAACGCAAATTCTTAACCCCCTTGAAAGATGCAGAGGCGCGCGTAAAACGAATGCTGGCGAATTATGACGAAGAGCAAGAAGCGCGGCAGCGTGCCGAGCGGCGCCGGCTAGAGGAGGAAGCAAAAAAACAGGCTGAGGCCGAGCGCCTTGCCGATGCGGAAGCTGCCGAAGATTTTTTTGGCAAAGAAGCTGCCGACGCAGTTTTGGAGGCCCCAATCGTGCCAGCGGCCGTTATCTTGCCGCCCCCCGCAAAGCTAGAGGGCGTGCGTCGACAAGAGAATTGGCACGCGGAGATTGTTGATCCAAAGGCAGTTTTGGCTGGAATTGTTGAGGGCAAAATTCCGATGTCCGCTATTACCTGGAACATGATTTTTTTTAACGCCCAAGCCCGCATGCTGAAATCGGAATTTAATTATCCCGGATTGCGCGCGGTGCGTGAAAGGTCGGTCGGGCTTCGCGCTTAAAAAATGAAAGGGGGGAAAATTTGAGTCGTTCTTATTTTAGGCAAAAGTTGCCAAGAAAGCCGCTGGACAAGGATGGCCTTGCGCGCAAGAAAGCCGAGGCCGAGGCCTTGGCAGAAAAAAACCGCCGCATAATTGCGGAAGGTGTCTGCCCTGAATGCTTGGGCAAAATCGAACCAAACCAATCCATCGCCAGGCTATGGGAATGCGCGAATAGGCGCGCAGTGCTCTCGTGCCGGTGGAAATTATTTGTATAGGAGGAAGTCATGCTTAAAAAAATCAAGGCGGAAACAATGGATGCGCCGCTTTATGGAGATCTCGATAAAAAGGTTCCGTTGGCGGAGTCTTTTGCAAATCCCGTTGTAATAACGCTTAGATCTTATCTTCAGGCACGTGTTGGCAAAGGGGTTCCGGAATACCCAATGAATCCGGAAAACGTGGAAAAGTTTTTATCCTTGCTTGAGGCTTTAAGGAAGCCTGGAGACCTAATTGTCGAATCCGGCCTGTTAGCCTTCCTTGGTAAATTGATCGATGCCTTCAAGATTCAAGAGGTTTGCATCTACGTGGATATTATGAACGCTTTGAAATCGGCGGTGTCCTATGAGCCCACGCCAGCTTGAACCTTATCGCACTGAAGATTGCCGCGCAATCGAACAGGCTGAGTCTATAGGCTTTGATATTTTGCCGCGCAAGGCAGCAAAGCCTGGGCCTTGCTCGTGCGGCACAGAGCGCTTTTGTCATTGGTGTCGAGCTATCGATATTTACATGGCAGAGCATGGCGACTTGGCGGCGCATTTTTTGCGGCAGCAGGTTGTTGATTGGGCGCGCGGATCGCGGGAATAAAAAAGCCCGGCACCATTGCTGGCGCCGGGCACCGAAAGGGCTTCCCGATGAGGGTAGGGAATGGAATTAACGCCTAACATGATGCTCCATCCTTGGTCAAAAAAACGTTTGATTCTTTTTTCACATCTGGCAATTTAATTTTTCCGTCCGGTTCTGGGCGGGACCACAGTTTGATTTTCGTAGGGTCAATTACGCTCCGCGCGGTTTTATCCAAGCCGCGCGGAGCTCTCCGAGGGGGAAACATGTCCGATGCTTTTGACTTTCAAAAAGATTTTATAGAAAAAATTCCTAAAATATTGCGCTGCAGAAAATGGGCTGTGGTCAATATCGAAAAATGGAATTTTATCTTGCCAAAAGTTCCTTGCGTCTATGCTTTCGTTTTTGATGGGGAATTGAGTTATGTCGGGGCTACTCGCAATATGAGATCCCGATTCCAAGCCCACAAAATTCGACCTTGGGATTGTAGCGTATGGACAAAAACAAGGTGGGGACAATTCCGAGATTTTGAATTTTTTTATTTGCCTGAGCGAGTTTTGGGCGAATCCGCCATGTTTGAAATCCAAATGATCCAGGCGCTTGCGCCAAAATTCAATAAGAAAGTTAGATAATTATGGCTGAAAAATTACCGGCTATGCCGCTTTATATTGGCGACTGGGATAAAGATCCAATCATAAAAATGATGAGCCCGGAAGACGAAGGAATTTATCTCAGGATTTTAAGAATCATGTGGGAATCTGATAAGCGGGGGTACTTAATTTTGAACGGGGGCAAATTCAACACAGAAGAATTAGCGATCATGCTCCGTTTGGATAAACAAAAGTTGGAAGATTGGTTAAACAAGTATCAAGACCGTTATCGAATTTTTGGCGTCTGTTGCATCGAAGGCGTGCTGTTCTCGCGGAAGCATGTTCGGATCATGGAGCTATCAGAGAAAAGAAAAAGCGCGGGAAAACAAGGGGGCAACCCAAATTTGGTTAACCAAAAATCAAGCAAAAGGTTAAGCAAGAATTCAAAACTAGGTTATCCAAATGCTGAAGATGAAATTGAAAATGAATATGAAGATGAAGATAATAAAAAAAAGAAGATGACGTCGCGCGATCGCGTCGCGATGTCGGAGGTCGCGTTCGCGAAGTTTTGGGCGGCCTACCCGAAGCGGGATGGCAAGCAAGACGCGCTGAAAGCCTGGCGCAAAATTCCCGAGGCCCAAAGCGACCCGGAGTTTATCACCCGGGCACTTGAGGCCCTTGCGAGGCAAAAGCAAAGCCCGGGCTGGACCAAGGACGGGGGGCAATTCATTCCGCGGGCTTCGACCTGGCTCAACGGCCGGCGCTGGGAGGACGAGGGCGTGGTTGGCTTAAAGCCGCAGCCTCCTGGCTGGGCCAAGCGCTACACCGACGCAATGCTCCCGCTGGATGGCGAAAACGATCAAAAAAACGTTGCGGATTTTTTCGATTCTGCCGTAGAGGTTCAAGACCGAACGACCGAGGAGGATCCCGATGACCAAGGCTGAGTGGAATATTTTTTTTGGCTGGCTTACCGCCCTTTTTCCGCAATGGCGCCCAGACGTTGCCATTTCCGCGGTTTGGTTTTCCGAGATTGGGATGCATTCCCGCATGGTTTTGATCGACGCAGTACGCGCCATCAACACCCGCAAGCCCTCCCCCTTCCCGCCCGGCGTTTTCGAGATCAAGGCCGAAATTAACCAACTTGGCATTGGCAACGTCGAGCTGATGGCCTCCCAGGCTTGGCAGGTTGCCCGCAGCTTGGCGAGCGGGCGCTTAACCGAGGGCGAGGTCGACGAAATGGATTCAGCGGCACTGAGGGCCATTAGGCTCGTTGGAGGGGTGGAGGCGATTGGCCTTTGCCATGAAACTCAGCGGCCGTTTTTGGAAAAGCGGTTTTTGGAAATTTATCGAATGTTACGAATTGACGACACCGTGCGCCGTGAGTCTCTTTCGCTAAATCAGGCCGACGGCCAAGCCAAGCTGGCTAATTTGGTGCCGAAGCTTTTGGAGGAAAAACGAAATGCAAAGCGTTGAAAAAAATATCGCAGCCGAGGTTGCCGCCGAAAATGACTGGACTCATTTGGGCGTGAAAAGCGTTATGGTGGACGTTCCTTTGACCGACGCTGAGCGGATTGATCTTGGGCAAAAGCAAACCGAAGCGCTTTACCGCCTCGAAGAACTTGAAGAGAAACTTCAAAAGATCAAAGAAGAAATTAAAGATCAGGCGGCGGCTTCGCGTTACGTGGTTAAGGAATGCGCGAAATTTTTACGTGCAGGGACGCGGGAGGTTCTTCGCAATCTGCCTTGTTTTTTTGATCCGAGGAACAATTTGCGTGTTTTCGTAGATCCGGCTACTGGCGAAATCGTTAGCACTACGCCAGCCGATCCGGACGATAGGCAATTGAAGCTCTGAGGGGAGCGGATACCGAAGGGGGAAATCGATGAGTGCGAATATTCAGGGCGAACCGCGCCCGGAATTAATTACCGTTAGAAAAAAAAGAAGCGCGCGAACAAAACGTCCAGGCGAAAAGTGGTTTGAAACTCGCACAGCGTTCGTTCTTTATGACGCATTTTGCCGCGTGGATACGATCCAAAAAGAAAAGGTTTGTGAGCTCGCGACGACCGACGGCAGCTTTATTTACGTGAGATAGAGATGATGGATAATAAAAACAAATTTCAACAGGGATTGCTTTTGGCGCTTCACCAATCTTCCATTGCTATCAATGAAGCCCTCAATGCCTTGGATAAAAAATCTCCCGGAATGGCGATAGAAATTTTGCGGAAGTTTAAAAATTCAACGGCGGGCTATCTCGCGGAGAAGGCTACGGCAAGCATTCTCAGAAACCAGAGCGAAGAGGAAACCCAGAAATGAAAATACTCTTCCGAATTTTGGCATTGCCGCTTCTGTTCGCTTTGATCATCGCCGTAATTGTTGTCGGTGTTCCCGCTGCAATTTTTTGGTTCGTTGTCAACGGAATTACCGACGCCGTTGATTGGTGGACTAGTTATGCCAGGGGGGAATCAGATTAATGGATGATGACGTTGGCTCAACAGAATACTGGCGCGACATAAGGGCGGCGGGCCAGAAAAAACGCGCCGAAAATTTGCAGAAATCTCTGGCGATTCTTAAAGAACACGGTATCGAATTTAAAACTTTATCCGAGATTCATTTGCGCATTGGCGATTTCGATTACTGGCCAAGCACTGGGCTTTTCATCAATTTGAAAACCAAGCGACGCGGCCGCGGAGTTTTTAATCTCATTCGGAAACTAAAAGGAGACTAGAGTGGAAGAGCAAATCAAACACGAAGGCGGCGAGGCGAAAATTTACCCAGGCCCAAAGCAAACCCCAACGCGAACCAAGATCGCATTAGAGGCAATGAAAATGATCATTCAAACAGTGCGCGGAACCGATCCGAAAGGTGGCGTGATTTTGGTGAATCCTGCCCAAGCGGCAGCCTCGGCCGTAAATTATGCCGACGCGCTCATCGAGAAACTTGCGGAGGGAAAATAAAATGGAACGCCAAGAAGTTAAAAGTAGCCAGATTAAAAGCATAGGTTATGATTCTACCAACCGACAAATGGATGTGGAGTTCAAACCGGGGTCGGTTTATCGCTACGATAATATCGACCAAGAAACATTCGACGCTTTCCTTTCGGCAGAATCCAAAGGCAAATTTTTCGGCGCCACGATCAAAAACAATCCCGCGAAATATCCTTTTCTCAAAATTAAAGAACCAGATCGGAAACCAGGCGGATCGCTGATAATGGTTAATGGAAACGTTGAGGTTTCTTGGGACGGCGCTGTTGCGCTTTGCAAGGGCTGTGGCGGCAAGATCGGCTGGGGCTTTACCAAAAACGGAAAGCGGATGCCGTTCGATATCGTCGATAACAAATCCCATTTTGCAACCTGTCCTAATGCGGCATCGTTCAAAAAGGCTCCGGAAGATAAGGCGGCTTCATGAATGCCCGCGCCCTATTTCTCGTTGCGTTTTTGTTTTGGCCTGCATGTGCTAGAGAAAAGACTGGCGACGAATATGAAGCCATTATACGCGCGTGCGCAACCCCGTGCGAAGCCTACCACGCAAATGTAGGCGGGTTTCATCACGAAGGTGAAGACGGCGGGATAGTCTGCGATTGCGTAACTAAAAAATGATGCCTTGCATCTGGATTCCGAAGCGGTGCTCGATGAGCTGCTGATCAAGGACGGACGGCTCGCGGGCTTCGCGCCGGGAAAGGTCGCCGAATGAAAATAAAAGTCAAAGAAATAAAAGATGTTCGTTACGTCCGCGTCAATGCCGCAGTTCGGTATGACGATGAAGATATGCCTTTTGATGCGCCGATGCGAGATGGTAAAAGCTGGATCGCGATGATCGATTTGGAAAAGCGGCGCGTTCTCAATTGGCCACAAGGCAAGACCCTCGAATTTTCCATGAAGGTTTGCGACGAGGGAGTTTACGAATTACTAACTGCTGACTTGGACGTGATCAAAAAAATCGATGGATATGTCCCTAACCAACTATTGCCCGGTGAATACGGCGATTATCTGGAGCTTAAAATCGACGAAAACGGCATCATTACGAACTGGCTTCCGAATGCAAATCTCTCGAACTTCGAGGATGCCGACGAATGAAAGATGAAGATATCGACGAAATTGTTTCGGTGGTTGTGCCGATGCTCCTTGTTCTTCCGTTTGCGTTGCCGATCATTATTTTCCTGGCCAAGATATGTTATTGGCTTCTTTGCATGGCGTGGAACTTTAACCCTTTCGAGGATTTGAAATGAGCGTTCAAACACAACTTGATGAACTGCGAAAAATCGCGACGGCGATTCGCCTCACCATAAACAGCCTGGAGCGGTTGATGGACATCGAGAAACAGCTCGCAAGCTATAAGGAGGCTTATAACGCTTTGCGCCTATTCGTGGATGGGCACGACGATGAACTTAAAAAAATGGGAATAACGCGCCATGACGCTCTTGCCAGAGCGCGCCTTTTTGAAAGTGATTTGCCAAAATGAAAGAGCGGCCCATTATTTTCAGCGCGCCTATGGTTAAGGCGATCCTTCCGGGACGCAAGACGATGACGCGTCGGATCGTAAAGAAGAACGCTTCGGGCCGCGTCGAATTGGGCGGCAAGAATTGGCACGTTGATGATCCCAACGCTGTAGCGGCATGCCCATACGGAAAAGTTGGCGACCGGCTTTGGGTGCGAGAGGTTTGGCGCGAATTTACAAATTCTCAAGGTGCGGTTGTCGCTATTGAATATCGAGCGGACGAATCGAACGATGATTTTTTCAAATGGAAATCGCCGCTCTTCATGCCGCGCTGGGCGTCGCGCATCACCCTCGAATTGACTGAAGTTCGCATCGAGCGGTTGCAGGATATTACGGCCGGAGATTGTGTTAAAGAAGGCGTTTATCCTCATGACGTCGGAGATGATTTTCATGCTGCCATTACTGCCATTGCCGCGTTTCGCAACCTTTGGGACTCGCTATATCCCGACAAGCCGGCGAAGCGGTGGGAGTCGAATCCGTGGGTTTGGGTTTTGGAATTCAAGAGAATCAAATGAATAAGTTTAGACCTGCAAAATTTAATGAGATCGAGGTCGAATTTTTTTTGTTCTCAGTGTTTTGGGCCAACAGGCGTGGTCTTGCCGCATAATTTCAAAGGCTCGATGATTCTAAATTGTAAGATTTGTGGCTTCAAAAGGATCACAACAATTTCAATGAAAGATCTTTTAATGGATGCGAAAGCTCGTGGCCATTTGCCAATGAAAAAAAATTAAAAAATTTCCGGCGCGTTGAGGCAAGGGGCTTAGGCGCGGGCGGAATTTTATCGAAAGGAAGAAAATGGACCTTGAAAAATTAATGGGCAAGAGCCCCAGATGTTATGTCGAACTAAGAAACGCGCAAACCATTTCAGCTAAAATTTGCTATGAAATGGCGAATAACAAATTAATTTCTGGCGACAGGGATACGCTTGAGCCGGGATATGAAATGATTGTTGCGCGGAAAATTAATGATTCTAAATTCAGAGACGCGTTGACTTATATTTCGACTGTAATGTTGGAGCTTTTTCCGGCTAGCAATGAGGCGCAGAAAGATTCCGAAGAAAAGGCTTCTTAATTTTCGCGCGTAATTAAAGAATCCCAACCCCATCGGGTCTGCGTGGGGAGCCGGACTCTTCGGAGTTGTCGGAGCGAGGCATTTGATGAAGTGGGCACAAGGCGAACGCGGGCCGAATACGGCGGTTGCAAACGCGAGCGTGACACCCCGGAGAGACGGGGAGTTTGGCCGAGTAGCTCAATGGATAGAGCATCCACCTTCTAAGTGGAATGGTGCTGGTTCGATTCCAGCCTCGGCTGCACAGGCTGTAAGTCCGTTGGGGAAAAACCACAGTACGGAATAGACGCACTGGCCCACGTTATGAAAGTAGCGAAACGAATTTGGGAACAAACGGAGGCAGCGCACGGAAACGGGTGCCCAACGAACCAGCCTGTTTTAATTTATGAATAACAAACCATTTCAAGAACCGCTCCGTTTCAACGGCCCCGCATATGATTCGGAACTCGACCGAAAGCGATTAACCGGGCAGATTTTGCGCATCTTCAACTTGATGAAGGACGCGGAATGGCGCACGCTTTTCGAGATCGAATTCTTAACCGCCGATCCTCCAGCATCGGTTTCGGCCCAATTGCGGCACTTGAGGAAGAAGCGTTTCGGTTCGCATACGGTTGAGCGGCGGCCGCGCGGAGATCGAAAGAATGGGCTTTATGAGTATCGTCTTATCGTTAACAAGGATGGAATATGAAATTTAAACGAGGCGACAGAGTATGGATTCGGGCCTTGAATGGGCCAGATATTGCGGCATATATTGTTGAAGATGCACTTTGCGGGGACTGGGTCGTTGTTTATTGGCTCGAAGGCAAACGCACGGTTGAAGAAGTAACAGAATTTGAGATTTACTTTCGCGATCCAATACAGAAAAATTCAGAAGAAAAAGAAACCGATTAGGTTCCGGCTGGCGCAACGCAAGCCCTCGACAAGCGAGCGTTCCGAGTTCGAGTCTCGGCGGAACCACAAGGGTCAGCCAGCTCTCGTTTCTAAAAGGGAAGCGATGGGCGAACGAATAAAAAAAATATTGGTAGTCGATGACGACGAAGGCCTCCAGCATGTAATTTCTAAACGCCTTAAATCGGCAGGGCTTAATTATTTTGGGGCGTTGACCGTAGAGGATGGGCTTGCCGCTTTGCGCGAGAGCCAGCCAGACGTCGTTATTCTGGACTTGGGTTTTAATGGCATGGACGGGAGCGATTTCTTGCAGACGATGCGCCATTACAGCAATGGCAACCATCCTGCGGTTTTTGTCATGAGCTGCTTTAGTGATCCCGAAATTGTTGATTATGCTCTTGGTCACGGCGCCAACGATTTTATGATCAAGCCTTATAATCCAACAGAGTTCATTGCTCGGCTTAAAAAGCTGTTGCAGATGCAAGAAGAAAGAAATTAGAAATATAGGCGTTTAGTGTTAAAAACAGCGGCGTTCGGGCATAGGGCTCGGACGCCGCGAAATTTGGAAAGGGAAAAATGTCAGAAGCTCAACCGAAATATCCGCTTAACGAGGCGCTAGAAAAACACATCTCAGAATCGTTTACTTATCACGCTCCATTTGGCGACCAGGCCGAACGTTATGGCGTCATCCGGGGAGCGGCTAAAAATCTCGCTCTCTTGATTGCGTCGAACGTTCCTCCATGCTCCGAGCAGGGAATCGCACTCGCCAAACTGCGCGAATGTGTCATGTTCGCCAATGCAGGCATTGCATGCTGCGAAAAACCCCTCGCTGAAAGCGAAACAATCAGTGCTTGAAATTGGAAAATCTTACAAAACCATCCAGGGACATAAGGTTACGATCATCGGCATTATGCGCTCTGGGGCGGTCGTTGCAATTATCGAATCCCCGCTCGGCTTGTTGGCCGACGCAGTGACAGTTTACGATCCCAAAACCGGGATGCACTACGACCCGCGTTTTGAAGAGCGGAACTTGACTGGCGAAGAGTGGGTTGACGAAAAAGAATCTCATTAAACCGAGATAAGGCGGCGGGGCGGAAAATCAAGATCCCCGCCGGGTTCAGGATGCGAAACCCTGCCGCCGATTTTTATCGAAAGGGAATCCCAATATGAACAGAGAAAAACCAAAGGCCATTAATGCCCGCGATTCTCGCGGCGCAGAGATGATCAAGGCGACCAAAAAGCGCCGGGCCAAGAATAAGGCAGCGCGAGCGGCTCGGAAACGGAATCGAACGTGATAGAGTTCCATTGGAAAAGTTTTCTCATCGGTTGGGCCTGGTGTTTTGTACCTTTCATGATTGCCAGGACAAATTCATTTTCTAATGGATATGACTATGCGATGAACAAAATCTTTTTAGCTCTCAAACAGAAAAAGACAGTTAATTTTATCAGTGCTGACAAAAAAATTACGCTCGTTATAAATCCTCCGAAAGAACCATCCAATGGAACAAATATCGCTCCCTGATGTCATTTTGAAACCACTTGGATTCATCCCATGGTGCCAAGGCGCTGATTTCACGCAAGCCTATCACCACGACCACATGACAACCGGCTGGGCCGTCGGCCTCGTCTGCGCAGTTCTTAAGCGCTTCAGCTTTTGGGTCGCGCTCGCCGTCTTCATTCTCGCTTTCGCCTACCACGTTCTTTTCAAAGAGCTATGGCTCGACCGCTTCAAGAATGCCGGTCCAGGCGGCGGCAAACAGCGCGCCATTGACCTGACGACGCGCGCTTGGGGCTTTCTGCATGCCTCGCTCTGGTTCGCTTCTTAAATCGCCATTTACAGCCATCATCCGCCCCTGATAAAATTGGGGTATGGAAGTTTGCCCGGAAACCGAGGTTTTTCAAGTCCTCTGTCGGACCTGCGGTATCGGATCGCTTATCGAAGCCGCCACAAAGGACGAGGCCGAAGGCATTTTTTCGCGCCAGCATGGCTCCTGCCAAACCATGAACATTCGCACCGTTGCCGAAACCAACCCCGTCTTTGCAGGTGTAGCAGAACAGAATGGTGTCAATTGCCCGGTCTGCGGATTCCATCTCGACGAGGATTATCTTATAAGGACATAACCATGCGCGAATCCATCGACCTTTCGCGAAACGCGTGCGAGCCGAAAGATCCTCAAAAGCGCTTCAGAGGAAATTACGCGCTTACGCTTCCGAGCGGATGCGAAGTTCTGCTCGACGTTAGCATTGGCAGGGTGAGCCAATTTGCAATCCTGTCAGTAATTGAGGCGCTAATGGCTAATGCGACCACGCGAAATTGGACGCTAAACAAAGATTACAGCCTCGAATATTACCGGGACATAATTAAAAAGGGCTATTCGTTAACGGAGGGGGAGAATAAGGCGTTTCTCGTCTGGCACTCGCTTTTCCACGACGCCCAGGGCGGGTTGAATTGAGACCTATTCGACTTTCAACCCCGCGCGAAAAACGGCCGAAATATGGGAACAAAAAAACGCTTATTGATGGCATCGAATTCGATTCAAAGCGTGAGGCGGAATATTATTCCACTCTAAAAATTATGCAACGCTCCGGCTTGGTAAAAGAGATCCGCCACCACGTCTCTTTCGACCTCCACGTCAATGGGTTTCTCATTTGCCGCTATGAAGCGGACTTCACTTACCTTGAAAAAATTTGGGGCAGCACCGGCGTTTGGCAGCCCATTGTTGTCGACGTAAAAGGCGTGAAGACACGCACGTATTCGATAAAGAAAAAATTGATGCGCGCAATTCACGGCATCGAAATTAAGGAGGTCTGATGTCGTCCGATCCAAAGATCCCGTTCGTGCCAATGGCCATCCCCCTGGTTTTTCTCCAGCTCATCTTCGATTCCGTGAAGACCAATGCGGAAATAATGCTATTGGCAAAAGGGATCGTTGTCCGAATCGAAACTCGCTTTGATGCGGGCGTCGCAAATTACAAGTCCATAGCCGACGGCTGCCGCATGGCACAAAAGGCAATTTACGATCTCAAAATTGAGATTATGCAAATTCTTAGGGAGGCCGAACGTGAAGGTAATTGAAATCGAAATCGAGAAGCTCAAGCCATACAAACTCAACGCCAAAAAGCACCCCAAAAAGCAGCTCGACGGCATCGCGGAATCCATTCGTCGTTTTGGGTTCACTCAGCCCATCGTTGTCGATAAGAATAACGAAATCATCATCGGCCACGGTCGCTTGGAAGGGGCGAAACTCGCCGGTCTTAAAGCAGTTCCATCCGTCGTTTTGGGTTCACTCAGCCCGGCGGAAATTAAGGCTCTTCGTCTCATCGACAACCGGATTGCCGAGACAGGATGGGATCAGGAAATGCTGAGTCTCGACATGGCGGAAATGGATTTCGACTTTGAACCATTCGGCATTGAGTTCAGTTCATTAGTGGATGCCAAAGCTCAAGAAGGGAACACTGATCCAGATGCGGCGCCCACGCCCGGCGCGGCCCCACAATCGATCATTGGGGATTATTGGGACCTTGGGCCGCATCGACTACTTTGTGGCGATTCTACGCAAGCCTTGTGCGTTTCCCGGCTTCTTGATGGCATCAATCCGAACCTAATGGTTACCGACCCACCTTATGGGGTGAATTATGACCCGGAATGGCGCGAGGGGGCAGATCTCGGAGTCGGGAAGCGAAGCAAGGGAAAAGTCCAAAACGATGACAAAGCGGACTGGACAGAAACCTATTCCCTATTCCCTGGCAATGTCGCCTACGTTTGGCACGCAGGGCGCTTCACAGATATCATTGCCAAAAACCTGAAGGATTGCGATTTCGAGCTCATTTCACAGATCATTTGGGTCAAACAGCATTTTGCTCTTAGCCGCGGGGATTACCATTGGCAGCATGAACCTTGTTGGTATGCTGTTAAAAAAGGGCATCCTCACAATTGGCAGGGTGCTCGGGATCAATCTACGACTTGGGATATCAAAAATAATAATTCATTCGGAAACTCCGAGCCCGAAAAAACCTATGGCCACGGAACCCAAAAGCCAATCGCTTGCATGGAACGCCCAATTTTGAACAACTCCAAGGCGGGCGATTGGATTTATGACCCTTTCGGAGGCAGCGGGACAACTTTGATCGCTGCCGAACGCAACAATCGCAAGTGTGCCATCATGGAACTGGATCCAGCCTATTGCGAAATGATTGTTCAGCGCTGGGAAGATTTCACGGGAAAGAAGGCAAAAAAGGTTTCTAAGTGAGCGAAAAAAAAGACAAAACTAAAAAACAAAAAGGGTTAATTAACACCCCTGTTTCCGCAGAAGAACAGCGCAGAACGGCACAAGGTAAAAAGGCGATGCTCGCGGCTATGCGGAAAAACATGTGCATCGTGACCGTTTCTTGCGAAGCGGCGGGCGTCGGGCGACGAACGTATTACACCTGGCTTGAAGAGGACGCGGAATTCGCTGCCGCCGTAAAGGAGCTTGAGGAGTTCCCTCTCGACTTCGCGGAGGGCAAGCTGTTCGAGCTTATGAACGGGGTTAAGGTTTTGGATCCGGAGTCGGGCCAGGTTTACAAGCGGGCGCCCTGTAAAACCTCGCTTATCTTCTACCTTAAGACAAAGGGCAAAAACCGCGGCTACATCGAACGGAGCGAGCTTACCGGCAAGGACGGTGAAAAGCTCATGACGGAAACCACGGCGACGGCCATCGCGGCCATGCCCATTGGGGAGCTGGAGTTCCAATCCAAGAAGCTGGAAAAATGGATCAAAGAGAACTCGAAAAAGCCTTCCGGGAAAAAGTAGCGTGCCACGCGGAAATTGTCCGGCGGAACCTGGAGCGGTCCTATTACGAGTTTTTTAAGGAAGCCTGGGACATCCTGGAGCCGGGCACGCCGCTCAGAGATAATTGGCACATCAAGTACCTTTGCGATCGTTTACAGGTCGAAGTCGAACGCCTTGGCCGCCGACAGAAAAAGAAAAAAGACCTCATCATCAACATTTCGCCGCGGTCCCTGAAATCTTATATCTGCACCATCATGCTCCAGCCCTGGGCATGGACCCGGTTTCCTCATCTGCGCTTTATCAACTCGTCCCATTCCAGGGAGCTTTCCATTGACCACTGCGTCAAATCTCGCCGCGTCATTGAATCCAATTGGTATCAAATGCTTTGGAGCCACGTTTTCAAAATGACCGGCGACCAGAACGTGAAAAGCCATTTCGAGAATGATAAAGGCGGCGTTCGCATGGCGGCATCCGTTGGCGGCACGATTAGCGGTCACGGAGCGGACATGATCATTGCCGACGATCTTTTGGACGCCAAAGACGCGGACAGTAAGCTCGCGCGCGATGGGGCCAATGAGCATTATAACAACGCCCTCTTTACTCGCCTAAACGATCAGTCCCTTGGGGTGCGCCTCGTCGTTCAGCAACGCCTTCATGATGAGGATTTGACCGGCCATCTCATGAAAGAGTCCGCTGATAAATACGAGCGGATTTGCATCCCGATGGAGCGAAGCGAGGATATTTTCCCGGCCCCTTTAAGCAAGCAGTACACGGGAGACAACTTTTTCCCGGATCGTTTCACGTCAGAGGTGGTGGCCGAGATTAAGAAAAAGCCGAGAATGTACGCGGCTCAATTTCAACAGCGCCCGCGGCCGACGGAAGGGTTTATCTTTAGGCCGTCCTGGTGGCGCTTCTGGAAGGAATTACCAAAGCGCTTTGATCAACAGGTCATTTCCGCCGATATGACTTTCAAGGATCGCAAGGAAAACGACTTCGTTGTATTCCAGTACTGGGCGCGCTTCGCGGCCAATTTTTATCTTATCGACCAAGTCCGTGGGCAATGGGATTTCCCCAAAACCATCGAAATGTTTTTGTCATTTATTCAGAAACACCCGAGTGCTATGATCAGACTCATCGAGGACAAGGCCAACGGGCCAGCGGTCATTTCAACATTACAGGGCAAAGTCCCTGGCCTGATCGCCATAAACCCCGAAGGCTCAAAGGAAGCACGCGCACATGCAGTTACGCATTTCCACGAGGGCGGAAACGTCTACCTTCCTGATCCGAACATCCATCCGTGGGTTTTTGAATTCATTGACGAGCACTCTTCTTTCCCGAGCGCTGACCACGACGACCAGGTTGACGCAGGGACGCAGGCGCTCGCGCGCATGGGGCTTTCTTCTGCCGTGCAAAGACTCGAACAATTTTTAGGGGGCTGAGATGAAAAAGAAACGACTCGTTACCAAACTTCCGCAAACCAATTTTGATGCTGCCGGGAAGACAGTCGACAAACTCATCCGCAAAGTGGACGGCTGGAACAATATCCAGACTGGGCTCGGTCGCGCGAACAAGGACAAGCGCTTGGCGGCTGTCCCTGAATTCCTTATGATGGATCAGTTAACGGCTGAATCGGTCTACCGCGGCGATGATCTGGGGGCCAAGATAGTCGATAAGGTCGTTTACGAAATGCTGCGCGAATGCTTCAAGGTCAAGGTCAAGGAAAATCCAGAATGGGAAAACTGGATACGGGAAAAATTCCAAAAGTTCGGCGTCCATAAAAAGCTCTGCTCAACGAACAAATGGGCGCGGCTTTACGGTGGCGCGGGCATCGTAATGGGTATCAATGATGGCCAAAACGACCCGCTGAAGCCGCTTAGTGAAACCTCGATCAAGTCCGTGGATTACATGGTCAGCGTTGACCGCTACCACCTTATTACTGACCAATCCATGCTCCAGGACGACCCAAGCAAGCCGAACTTTCTCATGCCGGATAAATACATGCTGCAAGTCGGCGCGCGCCTTATTCCAATCCACAGCTCGCGCGTGATCCGCTTCGATGGCGTGGAGCTTCCTTTGGACCAGCATCGCCAAAACCAATTTTGGGGAGCGTCCGTTCTTGAACGAGTTTATGAAGTCGTGCGCGATTTCCAGGCTTCTTACGGCGGTGTCGCCCATCTGATGACGGAAATGGTCATTAAGAAATTCAAAATGAAAAACCTTTTGGAGCTGCTTACCTCAAAACGAGACGATCTCATCGTGAAGCGTTTCCAGTTGGTCAATTCGATGGTTTCCTTTTTGAACGCCGTCGTTATCCAGGACGATGAAGAGTTCGAGCGCGACACGGCGAGTGTTGCCGGCGTTGCGGAAATCCTGGAGAAGTTCAAAGACCGCCTTGCGGCCGCGACCGACATCCCCAAAATCATCCTGTTCAACGAGGCTCCATCCGGGCTCGGTTCAAACGGATCCTCCCAGCTCCAGCAATGGTATGACTACGTGCGTAGCCAGCAACGCGATATTCTTATGGAGCCCATCCTGCGGATCGCCAAGCTTATGTTCCTGGCCAGCGATTCGCCTTCTGCCGGGAAAGTTCCCGAGATGGAGGTCGAATTTCCGCCCCTCATGCAGCCTTCCGAAAAAGAGAAGGCTGAAACCAGGAAGATCAACGCGGAAATCGATGAAATTAATATCCGTAACCAAGTCTATGACCCTGAAGAGGTTGCCTACGCGCGCTACACGCCTAACGGGTATTCTGACCTTGTTCAAATTGATACCCAAGGGAGAGAGGCCGCCAAAGCGCCAGAGGAAGAAGCTTCAAGCGAAACGGAAACGCAATCCGGACAAGAAACCGAGGGGTACGCGTGAGATCGATAAGGGCCGATGGAATTGTCCAAGAGGTCATAAAGGAGCGGCGCGCCAAGCGGGCAGCGGATGGGAAGAGGCCGCGACCGTTGGCTACTCCTTATCGCGTCTTGCCGCCCGACAGCGTGGAGCGTGCCTACTTCAAGAAAATACGCCAAGGCGTTGAGCTTATTGCCTCCCTTATTTCCGAGCGGCTTATCCCGGAAATCCCGGCGTTAGCCGAGGAGGCGCGTCGCGACTTAGGGCATCGCGATTCAGAACGGACGGACGACTATCCGGACAAGATCGGCTTCATTATGAGCGGTATTCGCGTCGAGGTTTTTCGTAAACTGTCCGAGCCCGAAATAAAGAGCTACGTCCAGCAATCCGCAGCCGATACCGACGCACACGTGAAGCGAGAGCTGGCCAAAAACTTCAGGCGCGTCCTTGGTGTAAGCCTGGAAAAGATTATTTCAGACCGCGGCATCCGAAACCAATTCAACGCCTTCGTTAAAGAAAACGTCGCCCTTATCGGATCGATCAAAGAGGAATACCTCAAGAAGGTCGAAAACATGACGATCCGCACCGTTTCGACCGGCGCGCCTACAGCCGAGCTTGCTAAAAAGCTCGTGCCACTTATTGACTTGGAGAAGGATAAGGCCGTGCGCCGCGCCAAGTTTATCGCGCGCGATCAGATCAACAAGCTCAACGGCCGCCTTCACCAGGCACGCCAAACGAGCTACGGGATTACGAAATACCGCTGGTCTACCTTAAACGACCGTCGCGTACGCGGACGCCCGGGAGGGCTTTACCCTGACGCCGACCCTTCGCATTGGGCGCGGCGTGATAAGATTTTCTCTTGGGACGACCCGCCAGAGGGTGGGCATCCAGGAGAGGACTACAATTGTCGGTGCAGTCCGATTCCCGTCTTTGAAGAGGAATAATCGATCAAACATAGCTTGGATGCGCCGCATCAAAAAATTTCCGCTAGTGCCTAAAAAAAAATACTGATATTGTGCTCTCTATCACTTCTGATAAAATCAGGGGTAAAAGGGGATCAGTTGGCAAAAGTAAAGCGATTCGATCTTGGGCAGATCAGGAAAGCCGAGATCACGCCGCAAGGCTATCTCAAGGCTGACGCTTTTGCCACGCGCGTCGGGGTCTTCAAGTACACGCTGCCCGACGGAACCGTCCGCCGGGAATTGCGCCCGCCCGAAGAAGTCTTCAAATCCGATTCGATGAAATCGCTGGCAGAGCTGGCGGTAACCAATGAGCACCCTCCTCAGATGCTCGACGCGACGAATACAAAAAATTACCAGGTCGGTTTCACCAACGAAAGTGTTGAGCGTTTGAGCAACTTCCTCAAAGTTGGGGTGAACGTCACCGACGCAGATGCGATCCGTGAAATTAAGGCCTCCGGGAAAACAGAGACCTCCTGCGGTTATACTTGTGAAATGGAAGAAACCCCGGGCGTTTGGAACGGCGAAAAGTATGATGCGATCCAGCGGGACATTATGTACAACCACCTCGCCGTCGTTAAAAAAGGGCGAGCGGGTTCAGAGGTTCGCATCCGGCTGGATGCAGCCGACGCCGTTCAACACGAAGACGCAGACTGGGATACCAATTACGTCAACAATCTCCCAGATTCCGCATTCGCCTATATCGAATCCGGTGGAGAAAAAGACGAAGACGGCAAAACAAAACCAAGAAGTTTAAGACATTTTCCGTACAAGAATGCGCAGGGCGAAGTCGACCTTGCGCATTTGAGAAATGCCCTCGCCCGGGCTCCGCAGTCGCCGTTTGGCGACGAGGCCATGAGCAAGCTCCGGGCTGCCGCGAAAACCGCCAAGGTTGGCGATTTCGCGAATGACAGTGAGGATGAAACGCGCATGGCCGAAACGGCAAAACAAAAAAAGGATGTCAATATGGCAAAAGTAACACTCGACGGTGTTGATTACGAAGTCTCGGAAGCCGTTGCGGCCGCTATCGTCCGCAAGGTTGGCGAGGCCTCCGAACTCAAGAAAGAAACTGAAGCCTTAAAGGGCCGCTGCGATGCCGCTGATGCGGAATTGAAAGCGTCTAAGGAAGCTTTGGAAAAAGCGAAAGCCGAAAAGCTCGATACCGCTGCCGCGCTCAAGTTGGCGCGCGCGCGCATCGAAATGGAAGGTTTCGCCAAGGACGTCTTGGGCAAGGATCAAAAGTTTGATTCAATGACCGATCAGCAATTAATGCGCGCGGTCATTTCCAAAAAGAACCCTGAAGCGAAGCTCGACGGTAAATCCGACGAGTATGTAGCCGCTCGGTTCGATGTGCTTCGGGAGAACCATAAGCCCGAAGACAAGCTCGCCGAAGGTCTCGGCGAAATGGGCCGCACGGATTCCGAGGACCGTTTGGACTCGGACGCGATCCGCGCAAAAGTCAGCAAAGAATCCGCCGAGGCTTGGAAAACTTCCAAGACCTTCGACGCTTAAAAGGAAAGGTGATTTATGTCTCAATTATCCTACTCCGTTAACCAGGGCATCGGCGCTTCGGGACAGATCGCTTTTCCGTCCCCCAGCACGACGCTTACTTGGAACAATCCAACCGACGAGGTCCCTTACGGCCGCATGTTGGCGAAAGTTGCCGGCGACGACAATGGAGCCAAGCTTCCGACAGCCGACTCCGACGTTATGGTCGGCGTTGCCGTCCTCGAACAAAACCGCGCAGATGACCACTATCCCGCGAAAAGCGCGATGGCGGTTCTCAAACGCGGCCAAATTTACGTCGAAGTCGAAGAGGACGTTACGCCGGATAACGACGTTTTCGTCCGTTTCGCTGACGGCGCTGGCGGAACTGAAAAAGGAATTTTCCGCACGGATGCTGATACCGACACCGCAGTGCAGGTCACGAATGCACGTTACCTTACCAGCGCTTCCGCTGGCGGTTTCGCCATCGTCGATCTGAACCTCATTTAAGAAAAGGGGAAACAATTTATGTCTATCAAACCAGTTAGATCCGAACGCCTGGACGCAGATTCCCAGGTCTATTTCGGTCGCCAGTTAGAGTATTTGAAGTCTAAAACTTACGACGTCAAATACCCGCAGCTCAAGCAGCGCACCCTTTTCCCGGTTTCTTTTGAAGCTGGGGAAGGTGCCGACACCATTACGTACGAACAATATGACCAGGTCGGCGAGGCCGTAATCATCAATTCGTATAGCGATGACCTGCCCCGCATTTCGCTGAAGGGTAAAGAGTTCACATCGAAGGTTAAAGGTTTGGGCCTGGCCTTTGATTACTCGGTTCAAGACATTCGCTCGAATGCTAAGACCGGAAAGAACTTGAATGACCGCAAAGCGCTGGCTAACCGTCGCGGTGTTGCGCAGAAAGAAAACAAGATCGCTCTCTTTGGCGATTCGGAATACGATTTGCCGGGTTTTCTTTCCAATGCCAATATTCCTGTTGGCACCGTTCCCGCTGACGGAACCGGATCATCGACGCTTTGGACTGCGAAGTCGGCCGATCAGATCATCCGCGACGTCAACTTGATGATTAACGGCATCAAGACGCTGACCAAAGGGGCCGAGCAGGCAAACGCCGCTCTGTTTCCCGTGGCTCAGTTTGCCTTGATGAAGACCACGCCTCGCAGCGCGAACAGCGACACGACCATTCTGCAATTCTTGGCCGCGAACCATCCCGAAATCACCTATTGGGATGAGCTCAATGAGCTTACCGCTCCGGCTGGTTTTGGCGGTTTGGACGTGATGGTTGCCTATACCCGCGATCCCATGTCTGTGACGCTCGAAATCCCGATGGATTTCATGCAGCACGCGCCGCAAGAGCGGAACTTGGCCTTTATCATCAACACGGAAGAACGCGTTGGCGGAGTGTTAGTTTATTACCCGCTGTCGGCCTCGTTCTACAAAGGTATTTGATCGCAAACTTAAAGCATTGAGGAGAATGCTATGGAACAACAGGAAGTCGCGCTGGTCGAGTATAAGCTCGCCCGGCCTTACACGATTGCTTACGCGGTCGGAAAAGACTGCAAGCAGACCAACACTGTCCGGCTTATGCCGGGCATGAATGTCATCAATGCTAAGGAATGGGCCGAAGTGGAAAACCACCCGGTCCTTCTCCGCGACATTGATGAAGGCGAGGTCATCGTTCACGAGAAAAAGAAGGGGAACGTTTCGACCGTGTTGGAAAAGATGAAACCCAGGGAAGCTTTGGCTATGGTCAAAGCAACTCTTGATCGAAACGTCTTGATATCGTGGAAGGCTACTGAAACGCGTACCAGGATTGTCGATGAGCTGGATAAGCAAATCGACAAACTGACCCCCAAGAAGGCGAAAAAGCAAGAAGAAGACGAGGAGTGATCAATGTCCGTATCGGCATCAGACGTGAAGGAGTATGCCCCTGAGTTGGCAGCCGTCGCCGATACCCGCGTGGACAAATTCATTGCCTATGCTTTGCTGAGGATCAATCCAAGCGTTTGGGGCGACCTCGCCGATCTTGCGACCATCCTGTTAGCCGCTCACATGCTGACTAGAACCGGGAACGCTCCCGGCGGCGGCAGTAGCGGCGCCAGAGGCGCGATCACGCAAGAAAGCGTTGGTGATCTTTCTCGTTCGTATGAGGCCCCGGCTGGGGCCTCTTCAGTTAGCACGTTTGAATCTGGTTTAGCGGCGACGCCATACGGGCTTGAATATATTGAGCTCCGGAAGACGATGCCGGTAATTCCAATGGTGGTTTGCCAATGAAAGTTCGCGACATTGACAAAGGCTTCAAGCGCATCGTTGCCGAGTTTGGCAAGGCTGATGGTCAAAAGGTCAAGGTTGGGGTTTTGGCAACGGCTGGCAGCGAAGGTGGGGCGGACTTGGCTTCGATTGCGGGATGGAACGAGTTTGGAGTCCCGAATTCCAGGTTGAAGGTTTTCGGACGGAAGACAAAAGAGGCACGCATTCCTGAACGCCCGTTCATGCGAAATACTTTTGAAAAGCGAAAAGAAGACATAAAAAAGTACATCGATGATCAGCACGGGAAAGTGATCGACGCCGGGAAAAGCTATCGGGATGCACTAGCGGCAATCGGTTTTGAGTATTCCGGATATATTCGGGACGAAATTTCCAGCGGTAAATTTGCCGCCAACAAGGCTTTTACCATTTCCAGGAAGGGCGGCGGGAAGCAACCGCTCGTTGATTCCGGCCGCTTGGCTGGTTCGATACAATGGGAGTTCATGGATTAATGAGCATCGCGTCCGACATGATTGCGCAATTTGGGGAAACGCTGACCGTCAAGAGACGCTCTGCGGCTGGGAGCTTCGTTAGTGGCAGGTGGGTTGACGCGGCCGAAAGTTCTTTTTCGGCCGTCATGTCCGTTCAACCACTTGGCGATAAGGAGCTCCTCCTCCTTGAGGAGGGGCAACGGACGAGGCGAACCCTAAAAGGTTACACGTCCGCCCTCCTCAAGACTGGGGACAAGGCGGCAAAAACATCGCCTGACCGCGTGCTCTACGACGGTGCCGAGTTCGAGGTTCAGCGGGTCGAAAAATGGGTCGACGGAGATATTGGCGACGTCGATCACTACAAAGTTTATTTGGCTGAGGTGAACACTTGACGACTTACGCGGCAGTACAAGACGCGATTTACGCTTGGGTCAGTGCTAACATTGGCGGGGCTACCGCGATCTTTTCCGACCAGGACGCGCAGCAGCCTGACCGTCCTTACGTGACCATCAAGCTGTTGCCCGTCGTTAAGCTGGGTGTCTTGGACGAAGAACGTTCCCCAAACGAGTTTGGCATCGCGAAGATCGTCGGCCACCGCGAGGTGACGGCCTCAATACAGAGCTACGGCCCGGGCGCGATGCAGCTTGCTTATGGCCTCCAGGATTCCCTTCAGAAAAGGACCATCCTGGACGAAATATTTTTTACGAATGGCATGGCGGTCGTTAATGACGCAACGATCACAAATCTCTCGGAAGACCTTGAGACTGAAATTGAAGAACGCGCATTGCTTGAGGTCATGTTTCGCTATCCTACCGAGCAAAACGACGACGTGGGCGTGATCGAATCCGTGGAAGTTGAGAACGAATCCAACGGATGGATTGAAGATATAGAATTGGAATCACTTTAATTTTTAGGGGGTTACTATGGCTGTGGATATTAACGAAATTGTCGACGTACAAATCTCCCTGGAAACGTTGGCCGTTTCCCAGGAAGGTTTCGGCACTGCGATGATCCTGGGCGACAACGCGACTTTCTCGGAAAGAATTCGGACTTATTCCAACATCGACGGCGTTGCTGAAGATTTCGAGCTGACCGACGAAGAGTACCTGGCTGCTGCTGCGATTTTCAGCCAAACGGTCAAGGTCAAGTCGATCAAGATCGGTCGCATGGAAGCCCGGGTTGCACAGGTCCAGGTGCTGGATTTCTCGGACGACTTCATTACTGGCAACGTTATTGACCTGGAAGTCAATAACGTCGCGATGCCTTCGGTTACTTTCGATACCGATCACGCCACCACCGCGGCGGCCCTCGAAGCGGCTCTCGAAGCTTTCGACGTCATCGGAGACGTTGTCGTCGCTGGAAACAATTTCACGATTAACGCGGCAGCGGCCGGGATCCCTTTTGAGATCACCAATGTGGCGGTTACTGGCGGGGCCAGCCAGCCGACCAGCACGCTTACGACCACCGTTGATAACCACGGCATTGCCGAAGACCTGCAGGAAATTTCCGAGGAAGATAACGATTGGTATGGATTGGTCACGACCAGCTTCGTTCCCGGCGATGTCCTTCAAGCCGCATCTTGGGTTGAGCCTCGCCTGAAAATTTACATGACCCGCACTGATGACGAAGACGTTTTAACCAATGCCACCGATGACATCGCTTCGTTACTCAAGGCCCTGGATTATGATCGCACTGCCGTTTGGTGGAATTCGGACACAAACGACTTTATTGACGCGGCCGTGCTCGGGAAGAATTTCCCGTTTACGCCCGGATCGATCACCTGGATGTTCAAGAATCTTAATGCCGTTGTGACTGACAACATTACGGCCAACCAGCTTACGAACGCCAAAGCAAAGAACGTCAACCTGTATGCCGAAATTAACGGCACCGACATCACCCTCTATGGAAAAATGGCCTCTGGCCAGTTCATCGACATTATCCATGGGGTTGACCTTTTGCAGTCGGACGTTAAGACCGAAATTTTCGGAACCTTGTCGCGCGCTCCGAAGGTTCCTTTTACCAATGGTGGTGTTGCAATTATCGAGGGCGTGCTTTCTGGCGTTTTGGAACGCAAGGAAAAGCAAAATTTCATTACCAACGATCCCAAGTACACGGTGTCGGCTCCGCTCGTTCAGGATGTGGATCCGGACGACAGAGCCAACCGCCATCTGCCCGACGTGAAATTTACGTGCGTGGTAGCTGGTGCCGTGCATTCGGTGACCGTACAGGGGACCGTTTCGGTTTGAACGTCATAATTTAAAAGGGGTGTTTTATGCCACAGACGAGAACTTATGATTTTAAGCAGACCCTCGTTACCTTCAACGGGTTTCAGCTTACCGGGCTGAATAGCGTAAAAATCGAACGTAACGAAGACGCCTTCACGTTGGAGGTCGGCGGCGACGGGGAAACCTCCCGGAGCAAGACCAATAACCGTTCGGCGCGTGTTACTATTGAAGCCATGCAAGTCAGCAATGCCAACAACGTCCTGTCGGTTTTTGCCAACGCAGATGAATTAAGCAATTCTGGAGCTGGTCCTTTGATGATCAAAGACCTGACCAGCGGAAGCAAATTCGTTGCCGAGCAAGCCTGGGTGGTCAAGGTTCCGGAAGCCGGATATGAAGCCGCCGCGGGAACCCGGGAATGGATCCTGGAAACTGGCGAGATGGTCATGGACCTGAAAGGCACTAACTGATGTCCCGACATACGCACGAATTCATAATCGACGGCGACCGTTATGCGACGTCGCATTACATGCCTGACTATGGTTGGCCCCTCTTCTTGCGATTGGTTGAAATCTTTGGCGAGCCTTTCGCGAAAGTTATCGCCGCGCAAGACAAATGGACCAAGGCCGGCATGATGGACGCCAATCTTTCCGAGGTGATGAAAGACATTGCAGGGCTGGCCTTGGAAACGCTGCCCATGGTTTTCGGGAAGCTGCGGCCGGATGAGTTCGTTCCATTGGCCGAAAGAATTATGTCCGGAATGACCAAAAACGATAAGCCACTTAATTTCCATGCCGATTTTATCGGGCAATACTTACTCACGTTTAAGGTACTGAAAGAGGTGATCACCTTTCAGTTTGGCGATTTTTTAGGAAAGAGCCTTCCCGCTTCAAACCCCGCTCCCGTGCGAGCGCGGAGGGCTTAGAGATTAATGATTCTGGTTTGGTCTGGCCGGTTTGGCGGCTGGTCATTGCCAGGGTCGCCACCCTCACGGAAATTAGAGAGCACTGGAGCCTAATCGACGTAGCGGACGCCAACGAAGTCTTGGACATCAAAGAGGAGCTGGAGCGCCGCGAGATGGACAGGATCAAGAGGGATTAAATGGCAACCGTTCGCGAACTCATTACAGTCCTAGGATTCGACCTTCAAGAAGGCCCCCTCAAACGCTACGAAAAGGGCATTGAATCCGCCAAGCACAACATCGAAGCGGCAAAAACCGCAGCTTTTAACATCGCCAAAGCGTTCGCTGCCGTTGGCGCTGCTGGCGGCGGACTGTTCTTTCTCGTCAAACACGTTGCAGAGCTTGGGGACAACCTCGGGGAGACCGCTCAGAAGCTCGGCATTAACGCTGAGGCGCTTCAAAAGTTCCAATTCATAGCCAAGGATGCCGGAGTCGATCAGGGCGTCCTTAACGGCGGCATAAAACTATTTTCAAAAAACATCGGCAACGCGATCAAAAAGGGCGAAAAGGTCATCAAGATCAATAAGAATTGGTCCCTCTCGCTGCGAAACCAGAACGGGCAACTAAAAACGACCGACCAGCTTATGCTGGAGGTCGCAGATAAATTCAAGGCAATGGCAGACGGCCCGGAGAAAGCGGCCGCTGCGCAGGCGCTTTTTGGGCGAGCAGGAAGCGAACTTATACCGTTCCTGAATATGGGCGGAAGCCTCATCGAACGTTATGGGGACAAGCTGAAAGAGATGGGGCTAATTCTTGGCGACGACGTGATCAAGTCCGGCGATGACTTCATGAAAGATTTCGGCCTGGCCGAGGCCGTGGTTGCCAGTTTTTCAAATATGCTCGGGGCCGAATTGCTGCCGACAATGCACGACGCAGTTAAAGCGTTTCTCGATTGGGCCGATGCTTCGTCGAAGTCTGGCAAGACTCAGGCAACCATTAAAAAAATTGCCGATGGCCTAAAACCCGTCATTAAAAAAATCGTCGAAAAAATTAAAGAGTGGGCTGAGGCGCTGCCGGACTTGATCGACAAGCTAGGCGGAATGCAGGGGATTCTTGATAAAATCATTTTCCTTTTTGAAGCCTGGATCGGACTTAACCTCGTTTCGTTTTTCGGGAACATTGCCTTTGCTGTTGTTAATTTGACCCGCGCATTTACCGGGCTTTCCTCAGCTCTTGGATCCGTCGTTTTTACTGCGGCTGGATGGGCCGCTTTTGCGGGCGGGGTCGGAATTGCAACACTGGCCGGGCTTACCTTTGCCGCCATTCGATATGGACAAGCTCTTCGCGGAAACAAAGAAGCAATCAAAGACGTTTTGGAAATGGAACAGGCACGAAAGAGCCTCTTTGATCGAATTGGTGACATGATAGGAATTACTGATTTTGGAGCGAAACGAGATCAATTCGCTAATTCGCTTTGGAATGCCATTTCATACGGCATTGATTTGATCGTTGTTCGAGGCAATAAGGCTGTTTTTGATGCCATCGGCAAAGTGTTTTCTCAGCCTATAAAGACCATTGAGGATTCATTCGCAAACGCTTGGGCCACTATTAAGACCGCTGGCCTCGCGGTTTGGGAAGCTCAAAAGGCAGCCATTCTTAGCTTGGGTGCCGCCGTAAAATCGATGGCGATTAGTGCGGTAAAAAGCCTCAGTTCAATTGCCACTTCGGCCGCAGCCAGCGTGTTAGGCTTTGGCGGATTCGTTGGTCCGAAAGCCCCAGCTCCAACATCTTCTCTTTCGACAGTAGGCCCTGGCTCGGTTGCGTCCGCTGCTGGCGGAGTTACCAATAACCAGGACGTGCAAGTTGCCAGCAATGTAACCGTCAATGTTACAAGCCAGGCCGATCCGAAGGCCATTGCCGATACCGCGGCGAGTGCGGTTAAAACGGCGTGGAATAATCAAATGCGCCAAGCCCAGCGCGCCCTACAGCAACAGGTGGTTTAATGGGAGTTTTGAGCATCATTTTCGGCGCTTCGAGGGCCAAGATCGGCAGCGTAACCATCGACGTTTCTATTTCCGAAACGCATTCGGATACTGCGGACGTCACGGAAAATCCGGTCGAAGAGGGTGCAAAGATCACGGACCATGTTCAAATTAAGCCCAAGCAGTACACCATAAATGGAATGATCAGCGATTCGCCTTTGAATTTCGCTGTGGTCGACAACGTTCTTGGGGCCTACAATACCGTGAAGGAATATTTGGGCGGCACTTCTCGTTCGGTGGATGCCTATAATCGTCTGGTTGATATTCAGAACAGGCGAGATCCAATTACGGTCGTTACTGGGATCAGAATTTACAACAACATGATCCTTCAAAATATTCGTGTGGATCGCGACGCCAAGAAGGGGAAGGCGATTTATTTCACGGCAGATCTTCGTGAAATCCGAATCGCCGGAACAGGTTTCGCAACGAGCCTTGCCAGCCTTTCCAGCGATGCCAAGAATATCGGAGCGAATACCGCGAACCGCGGTTTACAATCCACAAGCGTG